TCATACGCAACTGGTTTAGTGGCTTGATTGCTTTATGCAAGTGCGACAAAACCAGTGTGTTATTTTCGTTTAATACACCAGAGTTACAGTTAACGATACTGTCTTTTGCAATACGAAGACCAGTAGCGTTTGTATTGTTTACATCATAGCCTTGACCTACGTTTCCAGTTTGATTGAAACCTTTGTCGCTATAGATGTAGTATTCGTTCTTAATCTTTTTAATAAAGCCTGCATTATTGTTTGCAGATACTTTTTCTTTCTTAAACTCACGCACCTTGCGCAATTTTCTAGCGTCAACGTAACGTAGTTCTTGAATACCCTTCTTTGGGTTTGCTTCATCGATCATGACATGATAGTTCAAACGACCATCTACGTACCATTTCTGTACTGTGTCATAACCTGTGTTAGAAAAGTCTAAGAGTCTTAAAACTACATCAAACTCTTCACGAATTCTTTTTTTAATATTATCGGGTAGATCAACGTCATCTGTAACACATTCAATTGGCGCTTTGTCAAATGTAATGTTTACTGTTTCGTTGATGATATCATCCACAGCCATTTGAACTTCAGGCTGTTGTAGCATTGTTCTATACTTCTGAACAAGTTCAGCTTCAGACTTCGCAGTACCTTCAAGATCGATAAAGCTAGAAACAGCGCCACCAGTTGCGGTGACATTAACTGCACCGTCATCTTTCTGTGGCTCTGCGAAAGATTTGATACTATCGATCTCCTCTTTCTTTCGCTTTATCTCAAAACCAAACAATTCCATACTTAATCTCCTGGGTTAGAGGGAGGCACTTGTCCTCCCTCTCTTACTTAGTCTTTTAAAATTAAGCGTCTGTATTGGCGTTGCCAGTGACACCGCCATTAACTTCCCAGAAGTCGTATTGGAACGTTACATCAAAACGCTCAATATCATCAGTCGTAGACCAGTCCATCGTGATTGCCGCAATCGATGTTGGGAACAATCCGTTGAATTGATATGTGCGTAGAGGTACACCAGTTTTAGAATACTGTGTAATCTGCGCTTGAGACTTGTAAGCAGAAGGTGATGCTGTCTCTAGCTGTCTAACATTCCCTTGGTGAGAATTGATAGAAGCCATCCAGCTTTCCATTGCGTTACGAATTAAAAAGTCTTCGTCATTGATGATAGTGACAGTCCACTCTGCGAATGTTCTGTCACCAGCGATTTTAACTTTACGACCGAAGTAAGGTACTTCGATAGTTCCCAGAGTTGCCTCTGGGATAGCTGCCGCTTGGACCATGAATGGTGTTTTTAAGTCTGCGATTCCGTTGATCGGGTTAGTGATCTGTACTTGGAATAGCGAGGCTTTAGCACCACCAAAAGTCAGTTGGCTCTTAATTTC